AGTGCCGGAACTCCACACCTCGGTATAAGCATGCCCTTTGTATCGAATTGGGTCCCACGTAAGAATAATGTTTGCTAGTGCTCCACTAGCTGCTAGCCCAGTAGGCGCAGGTGGAAGTTCAACTGTCGTTCCGTCGATAGGCGTTGTAATTACGCCTCCCGGCGTAGAACCAGCAATACCACTTCTTACAAGCTCTTTGGCAGTAACATATCTATCTAAGCCGGTGGTCGTAAGAATCTCACGCACACGGTCTAAGAACGCCCGCAAGTCTGGTGGGATTGGCGACGATACGCTAGGGAGCTTAGACACCAGCCAACTCCTCAACTGATTGCGCGACAGCTACGGAAAATACTTCGTAGGCACCTTCGATTTGCATCTCAAAGTCACGCCCTTCTTTTACTGGTAGGCGAAACGCGTCTCTAGAAGCGACAGTCTGAGTATGGTACAGAGTGCCGTCCATGTAGAACTTCAACGTCATGGGGTACGACTCTGCTTCAAGCGTCGCGCAACTAAACCCAGCGACTTGTGGGAATGTGAATTTCTTAGACCGCCACGTGTAAGACTTAGCGGAACCACCTAGCCATTTTTTGAGCGCGCGGTCACTGAAGCCGAGGAACAGTTGGTCGCGTTGCAAATCCGTATAACCGCAAGTAGCGTAAACGTCATGAAGAATAAACTGCCCAGAAGTAAGGTCATAAATAAAGCCGCCTGAAGTAGTACCATTGTTGTAAAAACCTATGTATTTCAAATCGTGCATGTACGCGTGAATCGAAGTCGGCACAAAATAGGCTTGCCACTGCGCGCGTGTGAAGTAATTCTCGGTGACGATCTTAGACCCGCTCGGGGTCAACAAGACTAGCCCATCAGGGCTGGCGTACATCACAACCCCGTTGGCGCTAACAATGCTGCGCTTGGACGAGCATGACTGTTCAAGGTCAGACTTAACCAGCACCATGGTGTCAGGTGACGTACCCTGCAAAAAGTACGGAGTGCCGGTTGTCAACACAGCAAGCGTTGTATCCATACGCCCAAGTCCGACAACTGGAAAATCTACCGTCTGTACATACTGTTCAGGCCAAGCATGCGGGTGGTACGGATCGCAGAGATAAACGTCTCGTCCAACGAATCCAGCCATGATGCCGTTCGGCAGGTTAATCAACCCTTTTAGGTTTGCGGGCGGCGGAGTCCATGTAGCAGATGGCAATTCTTCAGATAATTCATCTGGGTCCAACGAATCTACGTAATTCGCGGTAGCAAGCGGCAGTTCTGTTACAAACAAATAAACACCGTTTACGGTACGGTATATACGTTTATGAGTAACTGTGTAACCTGAAGTCGGGGTACCAAACCCACTAACTGTTACAGTCTGTTTGTCATGAACATCAACAATCGCAGACGCTGGTGAGGGACCGGACTCAAATTCAAAGCCAGATTCTTTGTTTACCCACGTATATACATAAACCCGCGATTCTGTAAGACTAGGCGCGGCGATGGTGCCTGTACCAGACACTTCTGCGTAAGTGGCTTGTGTAGAAAAATTACCTTCTCGTAAACGGAGGGTAGCTGACGTACCAGTAGCAACAGAAGTCACCACGGCAATTGGAGAAATCGCCCCATATAGTTCTACGTTAGCAGAAGCGCCAACGAGCCCATATATGTTTGATGCTGTGGCTGGGTTGTATACAAACTTACGAACTTCACCGTCATTTGTCACAGTAGATAGGTACGAGTCTTCTAGTGCGTCAATATTGGTTTGTGTAAGTATTACCCTAGCAGGTGATGCAGAGTCTGAGTTAACGATGGTTTGTTTAGAAGACTCAATTACCGCGCCGCCAGCCGTGACATATCTTGCGTAACTTATAGCGTCGTTGTTACCAGTGCCTTTTGCCAGCGGGTCGCACACAAGCACACTGCCATAAGCCACCGCAGTAAAAATCTTATTCCCGCCGGAAGACGGTATGTACCCACTAGCGTTGGCCGAGTAGACTGGCGAAACCCCACCGGGGTCTGGATTAGTTAAATACCTAGCATAAGAAGGTATAGAAACTGCCCCTCGTACCGAAGATATAACAATAGTGTTGTCAACCGCGCCAATATAAATGGCATCTTGCCCAGCAACCTGATCTACTTCTGCTTGCATAGCAGCGGCTAAGGTAGCGGCGGTGTATGTGTTGGTAGTACCTATAAGCCGCATAATAACTGTTGGCGAGCCGCCCACAGTCATACCTACATCTAAATAGTGCCCAGTGCGCACCGCCGCAATCTCAGAAGCTGGCAAAATTATTTGTCCGAAATTAAGCGCACCAGCAACATCGGCAGCAGTTAGTCCTTCTTTGTTAACGCGGAAACTAGCAATGTCTCCACTTATATAAGTTTCGTTTGTGCGTATTGAAACATCGACCTTGTTGCCAACATCGTACGAACTTATTTCTTGGTCTAGTACATAAAGGGTGCTAACGGTATTCGCGCGCCCATACTTCAAAGTACTATCATACCCGCTGTAGGTAAACGTACTGTTTTCGTTAACTTCGCTACCCGTGCGTATGCGTATACGCAATTTAGCCGTTTCACCAGTCGCAGTAGTCTTAACTAAAACTTCTCCGCTTACAACAGTCGCAGTCAGCGTAGCCACAGCATCTAATGCCGTAGCAATAGCTGTTGCTGTATTAGTTGTAATAGCTACGTTTGTATAAGTAGCGCCGTCGTCTAAACTGTAATCAACACCGTAAGTAGCAGAAGCTGCCTCTACATTTTCCGCAGAAATATAAACTTCAGCTGGGTCAGTAGCTGGGTCGTAAGGACCTAACGACGTAGTTACAGCAGTGGTGGGCGCTGGTAAACCTAACGGGCGGGATACAGATGGGTAGTCAGTACTAGACAGCGCAATAGTGTTGTAAGTCGCTTTAGGCGCGCCATCACCTGTGTAGAACGTCCATTCCGATTCATCACCAGCAATCTGGCTGCGGCATACGTCTACATCGGAGCCCCAGTTAAACCAGTACTGAGTCTCAGAATCAATATCTTGGCCGTAACGGTAGATTGTCTGCGGGATCGTTTGTTTAGATAACGTCAGTAGAGACGCACTTACATCGGCTAACGGCTGAATCGACCCAGAGAACACAGGGCAGTTAATAGCCACTTGCGCTTGTGTGTCCTGCAAATATCGCGATGGAGTCTTCGGTGAGATTCCTGCGAAAGATTTGATAACAAGTGCTGCCATGGTGTGTCCTACTTTTTCAAGAGTTCGGCTCGTACTGTTTCGTACTGAGCCGTACAAAGTTCTAAGGCTTTGGCGAGCTTGGCTGCGTCGGCACTGTACCCTGCAAGAAACTCTCCATCTCGCCTTGCCAGTTCCGCGCCGGACGCTCCACTACAAGCGGGGGTGGAACCGGACACGGCACCTTTGTCACTGGGGCGCTCGGGGCGGTCGCGCAAGCTGTTAACAAGAGCGGAGTTCCTAGCAGAAATATCGCGTATCTCACGTTCCTTCTCCTTGCGGATATTTTCCGCAGCTAGTTGCATATTTTGCTCTTTTTCCCGAGTAAGTTCTATCTCTTTCGCGCGCTCTTCAGCGAGCTGGCGCATTTGGTTATCCCACTTCTGCTGAACCTCGGCGCGGCCACTTTCTGCACCAGCGAAGAAGCTGGCTCCAGCGGCTGCGCCTATCGCAAGGACTGCGCCGAGTATCAGCCAAGGATTCATTTGGGAGGCACCTTTGTACCATCCAACTTCTTGTGAACCTTAACCTCGCGGCAAACTTGCACCTCTTTGCCTTTGCGGTCTTTCTCGGCGTGGCAAACTTTCTTAGTCTCCCCAGCATGAATCTGGAAGGCCAAGAACATACTTAGCAGAACGGTTACTGCCATCCGTACGTAAAGTAGCATCATGATATCTCCGGGTGAGGTGGTTGTTGGGGGGCGGGTTTACCACCATAACCTGTAACTACTGGTGGCGGGGAACTAATAGGATCAATTGTAGGCTCCATGCGCACCGGTGCGTGAGTAGGTGCGGGGGCTTTTGGTGCTGGTGGCGGTGGGGTCGGCTTATCCTCACGTTCCGCAGCGGTAGACAGTCCGGGCGGGGTGAACATCGGCAGTGCGTCCTTACCCTTCACAGCCAAGAGCGTCGCCAAAGAGCCAAGGATATACTTGGACATGTCGCTCAAGATCAAGAAAAACTGCTTGTCCGCAGGGGCCATACCCGTCATCGGTTGCGTCACCCAGACCACTGAGTAGAGCGAAATGCCCACCATCATCACGACTGTGAAGCAGAACGTGACGGCGATGCAGAACTTAATTACCGCATCGTGCTGTTCCTGATTGAGTGCAAGAAACTGACTGATCAATTTTAGGGGGTTCATTGTCTACCTTTGCATCTTCAGGTTTAACAAGTTGGTCAGGGCAGGTGCCGGTGGAACTACAGTAAGGCCGCTTGCACTCCTTCTTTTCCCAGTTGTCGGGATTCTGGCAAGGATACCTGTACTGATCGCATCCACTAAGCCAAACGAGTATCAGAGCCAAACATGTTAAGCGCCACTTCATAATGATGCTCCCTATCTGCTAGACCAATATACCCGCCGTTAATCTTCAATGTCATTGTTTTGATGTCACCTTCGTCGGCGTACTTATTGAGCTTCTTATCCTCCCAAAACCAACATGCGCTCTGCGCCGCCCCTTGGAATGTTTCCAAGTACTCGGCGGCTTGCTCTGGTGTTATCTCTAAGGACGCAGCAAACCAAAAATAGTTATCCTTGCCCGTCAACTGGAGGATGCCCCGTCCCCGGTACACGTACCCCTCTTGACTCGCTTCATCCCCATTACCCATCCGGTTAGCGTATACCCGGCTGGCGATCTTCTTGGGGTTCTTAGCGTAGGCATTAGCTAAGTCTTGGGTCGGGAAGTACTTGGGGAACACCCGCATCAGTCCAGACGCTGAATAGTTCAGGTTTTCAGACACAAACACAAATCCACCCGACTCGTGCGAACATTGTGCTAAGAATGCCGCCACGCGTTTGGGAGTATTGATCTGATATTCGTCGAGGAGGGATTTACCACCCAATTCGGTCTGGGGGCCAAACAGGGTGTCGTACCATTGCTGAGCGTACTTGGTGTTGGGAGCGAACTTCTTAAATTGTGCGAGGGTGATCATTGTCCGTACATCCTCTCAATCTGTATTTCCTTGCGCAGTTCCCGCATCTTCCTGACTTCATGTATTGCCGCTTGGGTAGCGTAGTACATGTCGTAGTACATAAACGCTAAGATGGGCATGACAATAAAGAACATTAAGATCACAGCCAGCACTACCGTGATCAAAGACCAAGGGACATCCTCTGCGTCGCGCTTTTTGTCGTCAGCCATAGGAGTCCCACTGCCCACGCTACTACGAAAACCACTGCCGAAACCCACACTACCTTGGCTCTTATTTCCGCTATTCTTCTTTTGCGTCGCCATCTTGCTATCTGAGCCAGTCTAAGTTCTTCTGCGTGGGCTTCCTCTTGTTCGGCAACAATGCGCTGCCACATCTCCTCAAATTTGCTCCACAGCGACCCCAACTCCGGCGGGGCTTTATACACCATCGTCTCTCTAATTTCAGCCAGCATAGAGTCCAACCTCGACGTGATCAATATTCGTTTCAGCGCCCGCCTGCCGACGCTTTCATCTCCTTTGTACACCTGCTTAGCGTCTAATTGCTCTTTCAAGAACAACTTACTGATTGCGTCATACGAGTCCATCAACGTACCCAACTGATTGCCTATGTCAGTGTAGACATCGTTTGGGTCAGCCTTAGCTATCTCCTGCACCCGTTGCACCTCAGCGTGATACTGCTGCTTTTGTACTGGTGTCGGGCTTGTTATTTTTTCGTATTGCTCCTTTAAGTCTTTCAACACATCGGACACATCACCTGCTGCGCCCTTGATCTGTTTATATAACTCACACCCTTTCTTAACTGCGGCAACTGCTGCGTTGGCGGCGGCTAGAAGGGTTAGCGGGTCAATTTATTCCTCCGTGTCGTCCTTGCGCGTTACGTCTTTATATATCTGATAAACCTTATGGCCGATCAACAAGACGGTGTAGATCAACGTCGCCCACAGGACAAGATCACTGACCTGTACACCCATAACTGTTGCTAGCGAGACTGTCGCTGGGGGGCCTAGTTTTGCTGCGACTGTTGTCGCACTTTCAGTCGCTTGATCCGACGAGTTCATCACTACACCTTTTCTTGTAGAAAGCCAGATTAGATGACAACCGCTCGTCCTCTGGGGCTAGTTCCACCGCAGATTCACCATACATGAGCGCCTTGTCGTACAGGCCCAGATTATATGCAGAAACTGCCGCAAGATCGAAAGGTTTCGCTCCCCATACGGAGGGGTCCATGGTGTAGACCGCTTGCTTATCTTTGATGGTAAGCGCTTGCTCTGCGGCTGACAAGCA